ATCTCTTCTTCGTCCAGCTCAGGCAGCCCAGCCGCGCCCCGCAGCCAGGTCTCATCCTGAGCAGTCCAGGTCAGGAAGTTACCGCCCACCTTCTGCAGGAAGTCGCTGATCTTCTCAATGTCCACATCACCGGCTGGTGAGTGCTCCATGCGTATGCCGTCCGGGTCCTGCCCGTTGAGCTTGAGCAATCTCGGGATGGCGTACTTCGTGAATGTCTCGCCGATGATGTCAGCCGTAGCATTGACGCTCATTGTGAAGAAGTCCGTCGAGTCTCGGGACAGCGCTAGGCTCCCCACCCCTTCCTGTCCCAGCATAAGGAATTGGGCGAGCGAACTCATCAGAATGCGGGACTCGTATCGGCTGATGATCTTGTCTGTGTCGAACTGGCGGGTGCCGCCGGTCGAGAGTAACTCGAACTCCCAGCCTGGCTTCAGTACAATGCCCGACTGCTCGTCGTTGCGGACGTTCCTTACCACCTTCTCCGCAACGCTGCTATCGGTATCCGCCGCGCTACCCGTAGTTGCCCCTTCCGGCAGGCGGATCATTGGCAGGCCGGCCAGGTCCCGCTCGATCCCGATGGCTTCGATGGCCTGGATATTCTTGAGATAGTAATAAGCCTTGTACGCCGTCCTGAGTATCGAGCGCCCTTCCGGGTTGCCGCGCTCCAGACGCGTGCGGTAGAGCAAACCTTTCTCGATGGGGATACTAACGGTCTGGTACTTAGGCGGTGACTGCTGGACGAACGCGATCATTCCGCCGGTCTCGTCAATCTCCCAGCGGTAAAGCGTGTCCTGACCGCGAACGGCGAACTTGCGCCACAGCATCTTGCTATCCATCCGCTCATAGACGATCTCGAAGAAGCTGTATCCGAACGGTAGCATGGTCAGGGCTTCTACGATGTGGTCGTTCCACGAATGGCTCAGGTTCGCCTTGGCTTCTTTAAGCAGTTCCAGGCGCGGGTCTTCTTCGCCTTCGTCGCTCGCGAACGTCCAGGTAACGCCCCGGATGGCGTGCTCGATTGCCAGCAGCAGCGCGCCGATGACCGGCTCGTTCAAGGCCATCTCGCGGTAAGCCTTGTATCCGCGCTTGCCCTGGAGTTCAGTCAGGAAATCTTCTTGGATGATCCCTGACCACGCTAAAAGCCCGCTACTTCCAATTTCGCCTGTAATTGCCATGATGCCCTCTAAAACTTATGCCACCGGCTCTCTTCGCCGGTTTCCACGTTGCCCTGTGTCCACTTGCTGCGCTGAATAGGCTGTGATGGTAAGGGAGAATATCGTCCCAGCGCATACCAGGCCAGCGCCAAAGAAATCACCCGGTCGTCGTGCTGTCCTTCCGGCGCGCCGAATTTGGGATGCCCGTTTAACAGTGTCTCCACTTCATAGGCGCGCAATTCATCGCCGTAATCCTTCGGCACTTTGAATCCTTCGTGTTCCAGAGCGACCGCCAATCCCTGAATGAGCCCCGGCTTCGTGCTGGATGTGGTATTGAAACCCGGCTTTTCATCCGGTCCCGACAGGATCGGCATGTGCTCACGCAGCAGTTCAATATTCGGCTCGCCAATCGAGTTTCGCTCGGGAAGTACACCCCGCATGTGCCACCGTTTTGCCATACCCCATACCCGCTCCCGCTGGTAGGTGAAGTCAATCTGGTTGAACCGCTCCCAATCCACGACCCGGTTGCACTCCCGGCACACGACCGTCAGGACGGTATAGTCCTGGTGTAGCGCCCAGTCGATCCCCATAACGATGTGGTGGCCAGAATGTTGGTCTGGCTGGTCTGGCTGCTCGATCACCGCGGCCCGGTCAATGTTCTGGAAGAAAGTGCCATCCGCTATAAACTCGGCCAGTATCTCTTGCAGGTAAACGCGCTCCGGCAACTCAGCCTTCATAGCAACAATCTCCGACCGCCGGATGTAAGGATTGGCGGCTGTCGGGAACTGCCAGCGCGCCCAGTCCGAGTCCGTCCCCGGACCGCTATCACCTGCCCGCTGCCACAGGGTGAAGAAGTAGTTAAGCCCTTTGGGTGTACTTGCAAAGAACGCATCCCCGGCGTAGTCTGCCAGGGTTGGGCGGATAACCTGTGTCCAGGCCTCTTCCAGTTTTCTTACCTTGGCAGCCTCGTCAATAAAGATGCGGGCATACTTGCGGCCGCGGCTGCTATCCGGGTCTTCCAGGCTCCACATATCCAGGGTGCCGCCCGTAATAAGTTCGATGCGGTGCTCTTGCTCGCTTTTGTTTGCAATCACAGGCGAGAAACTGCGCTTGAAGTCTCGCCACACGTCACTCAGCATCTTATAGGTCGGTGAGTAGAACGCCACCGGCTTGCCTGCCAGGAGCATCGGCGCAGCCAGTAGGTCAATACCCATCGTGGTCTTTCCAAAGCGCCGCCCGCAATTGAGCACGTTGAACCGCTTGCGTTCATCGAGCACCTGCGCCTGCGCCGGGTGTGGCCTAGGCAGTTTCAAGGTCAGCGTCTTCATACTCCACCACGATGCGGATGTCGCCCGAGTGCTCGACTTGGTCCTTGAAGAGACCGTGAACGCGGGCCAGGTCTCTCAGGGCTTCGAGCGAACTGTGCAATTCGATCTCCTGCACATTCGTCTCCGTCTCTTCGCCGCTCTTGTCAGCCGTTGTCACCGTGCGCTGCTTGACCTTTTTTATCAGGTGGGTCAGTCCCAACTCTTTCGCTTTTTGGAGAGATATGTCAAACGACATACTCTCGATGTCCATGAAATCGCCCAGGTCGCCGCGCGCCATGTCTGCCAGCCTGGTCAAGACTTCATCGGCGCTCATGGCCTTCTCGGTGATGCGTTTCCCGATCTCCTCAACAATCCTAGCTTTTCCTAACAGGCGAGCCGCAGATGCCCCGGCAACGTCGTCATCCTCCACACCATAGACGGCCTTGTATGCCCGCGTCCCGTTCATGTTCAAGCGGAAGTATTCATCCACAAAGGCGTGCCACTTCGCCCGCATTAGTTCTTGTTCTCCCGTATCCGCTCCATCAGCCGCTCCTTGATGCGCTTCAATCGCTCGCCTTCTGCGTCATGCTCGCGCACCTTGAACAGCCACAGCGCGAAGCACACCTGGAAGACGTTAGCGACCAGGGAGAAGCCCAGGAAGACGGCGATGATCTGCTCGCGCTCTAGTACCATGCTAAAATGTCCGTATGTCCTACGATCTCACTTCGCTCCAATTCGCCTTGCTCCTGTGCGGCCTGCCGCTCGCGGCCTTCGGGCTGCCGTGGCTGATCCACTGGTGGCATGTGCGGAAGCAGGCGACGCGGCAAAGGGTGCACTAATTACTAGATCCAATGCTGTTCGCCTGATACCCATACACGTGAGTTGTTTACTTCGAAACTGACCTGCCAGAACATATTGCGTAAGTCGTGCGCATCCTGGTCGGCTCCAGCATCCAGGTAATACATATTCGGGTTGTGCCTGTTAGACCACAAGATCCAACTGCCGTCCACCAGGAGCGCATGAGTAGACTGGCTGTGGAACGAATAAGCGAACTCGTCGTAATCAGCAGAATACGGATTGCCAACACTCGTCCATGCTCCGCCGTCCAGGTCGGTATCCCGGTATGCGCTTTTCCCCGCCCCTGGCGTCCAGCTAGTCGCAGGGCTGGCAATCAGCCAGTAACGCGTGCCGTTCTTCAAGATAACCGGCGCTTCCCAAAACTGGTCATCCATAATGATTGTGTAACCTGTGCCAGTATTGTCGAACGGGTAGTAGTAATCGGCGTCCAGCTTTGCGATCACCAGGTCTTTATTATTGTTCACGCCGTCGTTGGTCGCCCAGCACAGGTAAGCCGTGCCGTCGCCGTCCTGAAATAAGGTCATGTCCCTCAACTCAATACCACATGGCCGGTAACTGTCCTTGAACGTCCACGGCCCTTCCGGGCTGTTGGCGGTATAGACTGCTACCTGCGCCAGAGAGTGCCGACTCGTCCATTGGACGTTGCCAGTATTGGCCTGCGTGGAAGCGTTGGAGATATGGAACATCATCACGTACTCTTCGTTCGTGCTGTTGTAAAGCACCTTGG